ATTACTAGATACAAAAATATCTTCAAATCCAGCCTCCTCTTTTTCCTAATTTCCGTTGGAATGTCTGTTCAAAACTTGCTTCCCAAGGACATCCTTGTTAGGTCTCTTAGTATATGCATTGAGGATAAGTATCTGCCTAACTCATTTATCACTAAAAATGGTGATGTCAAGGAAAGGAACAGGAGGACCATGACTGAGAGCTTTTTGAAGAATGATTTTGAGAAGATTATTAAGGAATCAAAGAAGTACCTCGTGGGTGGTGAGCTTGAGAAGGATATTGACAAGAAACTTATTGACGGCAATTTCCAAAGTTGGAGACTTATCCAAAATCTAATTAGTGACAGGTTCATTCTTAGCAAGTCCATGGGTGACAACATTATGCAGAATGATATTGCTGCTGGAGAGAAGGTCAGCATGAGCAGAGTCGGGAACTGGGTAGACGAGAGGAATAAGTATGAGACTGGACAGAAGTACAATGGAGCCTTAGTTAATTACTATAAATTCATAAGAGTTGCAGAATATCTTGAGAGCATCAGGGACAAAGGAAATAAGCACATATCTGGGAGAGTTGCTGCCTGGAAAAGGGATGGTAGTTACGGTCCACTTATTCTCAATGACTGTTTTTCAGCACATAAGGATATTAGGGTCTACCAGGTTAGTAACGTTATTATCGTTAAAGTAAACAAGCTCCGTGAGGGAAAGGATACTTACTTTATGACCAATGTACACTTTAGCAGAGTTGTTGACTACCTTAAAAGTGCTGCAATATTGAGTCTATTTTCACCTGACATTCATGGACTTGGTAGTAACATTAGTACTCTACTTAAACTTTTTAGACTCCAAGCTAAGATTGGTCTTAAAACTCCGAACGGTGTTGGTAGTGTCTTCAAGTGTGCCAGGCAGATCTTATTCCTTAGAGGTGACACTAGTAGATCACTTGGAAGAGCACCAGTTAGTATGTATATTGCTGGCTTATCTGGTGTTAAGGAGAAGTATGGAGAGAAGGTCGCCGATTATATAACTGATATAACTGATGATAGGAAGTCAGCTATCAACCTCGCTAATATCTTTAGAATGGTTCCGCACCCTGATCAAAACATGGGAGTTGCTTTTGAAACAATTGATGGATTCAAACAGTGTAACCCTGTTGATCTAAATAAGATGGATAGATTTGAGGGAATAGCTAGGAAGTCTGTGTATGAATCACTTTCTGCTCAGAAGTTGGTCATTAGGGCTGAAGCTAAGGATCCTGATAATGAGATAGCTAAGTCTTTTGTTAACTCTATAAATTCTACTTCTACTCCGACTAGCTCTCTCCTTAGTGCTGGTTATACAAAGTGGGCAGCTGTTAAGTTTCTAGTTGTCAGGGGAGCATTCGATGAGGACAGGCAAGATATTCCTGTTTCTAACAAAGCATCTGCTCAGAACTCAAGG